TCCAGTATGCTGCTGTTTAGCAGCTTCTTCTGTCCATGACGCTGCCGGGTCTTCCAGTTGTCCATATGTCTCGATCTTACCATCAATCTGGTCCTGCAGGCTGTCAATATTTCCAGACACAATATTTGTAAAATCTGATAGCTGTTTATCTGCATACGCCTGCGCTAACTTCTGCGCTTCGTCTGCTACTCCTTTCGCAATGTCTTCTACTGTTTCCCCGTCTACAGTAAAAGATTCCATCGACATCCGAAACTCACCTGTATCCAGATTCCAGTAGTTCCGGCCAGTCTTATCTGATAGGAGACCGGTTATGATCGCATCGGCAACAACTCCCTTGGCTGTTATTGCAGTTCTCCAGTTCCAGTCCCTTCCGTCTGCGGTACGCTCCGTGGCGATCTGTAATCCCTGGCTGCCAAATATCATACAGCCGTATAATTCTGATTCAGGGTCGAGGTCGGATATTTCAAATGCCCTGCCATTTACTTTCTTTGCAACAGTGCTCTGCAGCCGCAGTTGAGTGTTTACTGCGTCCAGGATGCCGCGCACCCTTTCTGCCATTACCGTTTTTGACTTAGTGTCGAGAACAGATTCAATTGCTTTCTGCGTCTCAAACTCAGAATCAAAAGCGCTTTTTTGATAATCACCAAGAACAACCTCTAAGTTTCTTTTTTCAATACAATCGTATTTAATTGAGATAGCCCTCGCATTTGTCTCTATTCCAAGTTCTCTATGCTTACAATGTACTGTGTCTCCTAATCCTACTTTTTCCAGGACTTCATACTCTTTATATTCCTCTGTTCCTTCCAGGGATACCATATTCACATCATAAGATATTTTAGGCAGGTCTATACCTTGTACGAACAGCTCATTACACCTTATGATTAATTTGTGCCACAGTTCTTCAAGCGTCAGACACCCCTCTTCGTCCTCGCTCGCATCTTCTATCATCTTTACATCGTCAAAATAGATTTCCTTTGTATAAATCTTGGCGTAATTATTGATGCGTGGAGAGTCTACCCAGGGCGAAACACCGTCCAGCGTGTGTCCGTTATATGCGACTGGAATGATCCTGGTAATAACCTCACTCATATCTACATGTTCTTCTATTCCTTCCAGATTATAACCAAATTCCGCCCGGACGCCGTAATCTCCGCCGACACGCTGATTTATGATCACTCGGTAATTGTCATAGAGGATCTCCCCGCCCCACCGATTTATAAAAGACTGGTCAATGTCTCCATTGATCGCCTCCATAAGATTTTTTCGCACATAATATGCCGTGGTTCCAGTGGTTATGTCAGATGAACCCCTATACTTACTCTTGGCACACATGATATCAAGCGCTTCCTGTCCGCTCTTACCGGTTGGTCTGACATCTAATAAAATATGATCATCCTTGGAATCAAAGAAAACAGGAAATGCATAAGCCGTTACTGTATCATCATTTTTTTGCGTCTCATAAATGCGGAAAAGCTGTCTTTCCCCCATCGGTGTCGGTGCGGAGATCACAGCTTCTCTTACAATTGTTTTAAATTTTCCGTCTTCGTCTATCGGATGCTCCAATTCAAGATGCCATTCATCGTTGAGTACCATTTCGCATTCGCAGGAGATCGGCTCCAGTACCATATCCCCGTTATGCTCATAGTCCGTATTATCTGGTAGATATATCTGTATCATTAACGGCACCTCCAATTGGGGATTATCTTTAATTCAAATCCGTTTGTTATGGTTATGCTGTTTTTCCCTCTAAGCAAATACATATCATCATAATCACCTGTCACAGAGGTATTCATGATCGTGTTATCAAGCCTATATGACAGCATCCTTTCCGTGTCTATGGTCAAATTCTGTCCCACATTCGCCACCATTGTCTTCCCGTTGACAGTAAGGGTGCAGACTCCTTCTCCAGTAATTTTATATACCGGATGGGACAGGAAGTATCGGTTATATAATACCTGGTCAATATCCATTTCCGTTGTCCCTTCTAATAGATATTGATAACCTGAACATATAAACTCAACCACTATCTGCCCCATTGTCCTTATAAATCTATCTGTAGATTTGATTTTAAGGTGTTTGACCTGGTAAAAGTATTCTGGGTCGTCACTCAGGACAAGCCTGCCACCTATGCCATCATACAACCATTCTTTAATGATACGATACTGTTCCATCCACAAATCTTTTTTTGCTTTGAAACCGAATGTGATTTTTACTGGGATATCTGGTACAATATCTTTCCTACGGTAAAGGGTGCCGTCCCTGCCCGGCAGTTTGATTGCATCATAATCCGGTTCCGGCGCAGGGGGCGCAGGTCTTTCTTTTACCAGCAGTCCGATTGAATCGCTGGTTACTTCATTCAATTCCACATAAAACGTATCAATACCCCCTTGCTGCTGATTTCATCGTTGTCTTTCTTGTTGTACCGCTGTTCACGATCTGCGTAACATCTTTTTCAAATTGTCGTCTGGATGGGTACAAAGCCGTGTCCTTTGCCGCTATTTCCCTTAGATATGGTAGATACTCTTTGAACAGCTCAAATGCTTCTGCGTCACCGGAATTTCCGTATACAGCATTGGTTCCAGCAGTGCTTCTTCCTGTCAGGTTTGGCACTTCCATACTCTCCGCAATTGTGGCCCGTACATCATCCATTTTATCCTCATAACCGATTCCAAACCCTTCGGCGGTATATTCACCCAACCTTTTAAAAACTTTGGAAGGCGAATTAATGTCTAACCTGTATTCTGCCTCCGCCACTGCGTCTGCACACATTTGAGCTACCGCATTAATCACCTCAGATTCACCATCGGAGATACCGTTCGCCAGCCCAATGGCTGTATTGTAACCATCCATATATAATGTCCATTCATCCAATTCGGATGCCTCGTCTATTACAGACGATACTACAGACTCAATTGCCCTCTCAACTGCGTTCTCTCTTGCAGAAATACCCGCTTCCAGACCCCTCACTGCTACATTGGCTGGTACATAAAAGTTAGCATACGTGAGCGTTTCCTCTGTTTTCGATACCATATCGTCACAAAGAGATGAGACACGAGCAAGCACTGTGGGCGAGCCATGCTCCACACCTGTTCTTATCCCATCAACTACCGTATTGCCTACGTTGGTAAAATCAGCAGAATTTAATGTACTCTGTGCAATATTTACAATCTGTTGTGAGAGCGTTTGTATTGCAAAAACAGCCTCAAACTGACCGCCCGTCACACCTTGTGCCAATCCGGATACAAGATTTCGGCCTATTTCGTCAAAAACCTCTGATGGTGAATGCGTCTTAAAGTCTGTCCTAGCCGTTTCAATGACAGCCGTCCCCATTTCACTTATGGCAATTGTCCCTTGTTCTATGGATGAACGTATACCTTGACCTAATCCACCATTTAAATCTACACCCACAGATGACATAACCTCTACCATCTGTTCTTTACCACCATTAAGGGCTGCTGTGTATTCCTCAATCATACCCTGGACGCTGGCGTTTACTCCTTCTTTCATGTCCAGAGATTGAGACCACATATCATTTGCCTGCTGCAACTGTTCATCCGTCATATTTGCAAAGGCTTCCACATAAGTGGTTCCCTGTGGTCCCATTTCGGCAAGTTTATCCAGGATGCCTTGATTTACACCTCTATCAGCCAGCAAAGCCATGTTATCAGCCCAATTGGTTACTCCATCAATCTGGGACTGCATGTTCTCCAATAGTTTCTCGCTCGATATCTTAGTACCGGCGTCGAACTCATCAAACATGTTCATCTGGCTTTCTAGGACGCTTGATACTGTTTCCTGCATCCCCATATAGGTTTCAACTATGGTCTGGGCTGCTGTAGCATTGGCATCTGCTGCTGCTTGTTGCGCCTCTGAATTTTCATTGGCAGATTCTGTATTTTCGTCCTGTTTTGCAGTAGCTTCTTCCCAACTACTGCCAAGTTCTTTCAAACGGTCCTGTGTTTCCTTGATATCGGCCTCGATCAATTCCTGTGAAGATTTGTTTTTATCTAGTGCTTCAGAATTCTTTTCCTGTGCCTCAGTAAGGGCATCATAACTCCTCCGCTCTTCATTTTTACCATCTACCAAAGTTAACACGCTGCGGCAATTCTTTAAATACCACTCATTTTCACCCTCAAGAAGAGTTCCAAGTTCCGCCTTTATTCCTTGTTCTTCTTCCTCGAGCTTTATTGCCTCCATCTTTAGCTCAGAGCGTTTTTTTATGAGTTCAAGCGCATGTTCCTCTTCAGCTTGTAGTTCTATCTCCTTCTGCTTATTATCCAGGTATTCCTGTATAGCATCACTGTTTTTTGTCAGAGAATCCGTCTGCTCATCATAGGCAAGGTTAAGCCCCGGTACCAACTGATTTAATTCAGCAATATATTGCCTCATCACCTCAGTTTTTTCATTGTCATTTCCTTTTGTTTCAGCAAGGTTCTCAATTTTTTCCTTCAGTATCTGAGCATATTTACTCTGAGCTTCCATCTCCGCTGTATTGTTAGAATAGGATTCTACGAGATCCTGTGCAGATTCAGATACCTCATTTGCCGAATCATAAAGCTGTTGATTGCGTTCTGCCAGTAATTGGACCTCTTCTGACGCCTCTCCTGCACTTTCTGCATATATCCCTATTGCAGTCGCCGCGCCTGCTACCGCCGTTGCGATCACGGCAATAGGAGTTGCACTTACAGTAGTATTAAAAAGAGACTGGGCCACTGTAGCCAGTTTCATTGTTGCCTTAAATGTGCCAACACTGGCTATCACACCGCCTATGGCTGGGAGCAAACAATCCCAAATCTCTCCTTGCAAGTA